TATCCACATCAAACTCAACACAAACATTTAAAACATGTAAAGAACTAAACAAGGCATATAAGTATGGTGTTGGACTTGAGGGTGCTCAGAACATGGTAAAGGGTAAGCCAAAGGCATCTAAGCACCTTGTAGATGTTGCTCTCTATGAGGCTAACAAGAAGTCTGACGGAGACAAAGACGGAATTGCTTGCGAGAAGTAATGCAAACCTGGACATTAGATGTAGTCCATAAACCTACTGGACAAACCTCTCAAATTGTTTGGACTACTAAAGCATACAACGATCTTGATGAAAAACAAGTCTTTGATATTGCTATGCAAGAACTATCTATTAAAGTCAATATGGTCGGGTAGTTAAAGGCTTACATCTGTAACTCAGTTGGTTAGAGTACCTGCCTTATATGCAGAGAGCCGAAGGTTCAAGTCCTTCCAGATGTACTATACCTCTGTAACTCAGCGGAAGAGTAGCGGACTTCTAATCCGTTTGTCGCAGGTTCGATTCCTGCCAGGGGTGCTATAATAGTAGTAAGGGTGTGGTTAGCCTGTATGTGTCGGGAAACACTTATAGCCTATGTTGCAACACCACACCCTCCTAAAATTTTTTATTCCAAAACAATAGGTCGTTTTGATATATTTCTTTGTCAAACAAAAAGTTATTATAGATCAAATCTATATCGTCTTTGCTAAGTTTATTAAGAAGAGCCTCTGATGAATTATTTTTATAGTGTTCTCTATCTGCTGATGAAAGTTCTATGTTTATATCTATGCCAAGATCATTTGATATCTTGCTGATCAGTGTAGAGTAGTCCATGGTCTTTAAGTCTTCGTGCCTTATCATTAAGTTAACCCTTTTTATTCTTTCATATACCAAATCTGAATCTATGGTATTTCCCTTGTTATGCTCCTTTATGGATTCCTGAATTATGTGGTTTTCTGTAGGGCTTAGTATAAAGTTTTGAGATTGAAAATTTTTTAAATAATCTAACTGAACTATTTTATTACGAACAGCATCTACTGGTATATCCAGTATTTTTGTTTTATCTCTTACGATGTGATCTTTATTTTCATCCAGCATCTTTTCTTCGTCTGCAAACATGTGAGCAATAACACTCACAAAGAATCCTACTGGATCTCTAAACACAGAAACAACATAGGTTTTGTCATCTATTTCTTTATGCCATCCACCATGCTTTAAAACATTTGGTGGCAACTTAACTACATCTATTCCATTTTCTTTTAATGTAGTTTCAATTGGCTCAAGTATATACTTTGTAAAAAACCTTCCGCCTGTTTTTGGAATATGCAAAAAGTATATTTTATTATACTTTGACATTTCTACTTCTTAGGATGTTGTGGTTCGTATGGTGCGATCTTGGATTTAATGCGACCATCTTTATATAGTCTAACAATCCATCCATCTTTAATCTGAATTGGATTAAACGCTGATGCTTTTTTCTTTGGCATAATTATTCCTTAAATAGGTTAGTAACTCTTGTTTGCTTTGAGTAATCTTTTGCTGAAAAAAATATTGATTCTGTCTTTGCTACTGGGACACAGTTAGGAACTGGACTACCGTCTGCCCCTGGTTTCATTCCACGCTGCACATATCCGTCCCAGCAAGGCGCTTGCTTGTTGCTTTGATAAGTATTGGTTGGCATCATTGAATCATCTTGAGTCATACATCAATTATATCACGCTATGAGGCCAAGAAACCTGTTGTGAGTCCTTATTCTATGGCAGTTGGCACAAACCACCTGACACTTCTCTATCTCTCTCTTAATTGCTTTCCAGGAGAAGCCGTCATGGACCATTCTTGAAACATTATATTTTTTATCTCTTAGGTGATCAAAATCTAAAACTATATGATTGGACATTCCACAATCAAAGCATCCAGCAGACTCTTTTATTTCGGCAAGCCTTTTCTTGATCTGTTGCTTATTATAATGGTCTAACTCTTTGTCAGTCATTGCTTCTATTATACCGTGCAATATTAAGGCCCCACACAGGCAATTCACCTGACTTGCGCCACGGTCTCTATCCAATGGGTAACTAATCCATCACTAAGGTCCTGTGTGGGGACAATTATATTGTAGCATAGGAAATGAGCAGTTTATAGACGACTGCTCAGGTCTATTAGCCACGAAGATTCGACTCCTGCTAACTCTCCACTCATAGGAGCATCCGTTGTAAAACCTTTTAAAGTCTTATATCGGAATGTTATCTATTATACTACTTAATTTTAATAGATTTAGGCTTCTTTTCTTCAGGAACAATACGAACCACATTAACATGCAGCATACCGTCCTTAAGTTCTGCAGATGTTACTTCCATGTACTCTCCCAGTGCAAAAGATCTTACGAACTTTCTTCCTGCGATTCCCTTGTGAACTACCTCTGCATCTGTCACTTCAACAATCTCACCCTTGATAATTAATGTTCCATTATCTACTGAAACATCAATATCATCCTTTGAAAACCCAGCGACAGCCAGTGAAATCTTGTATGTATCTTCATCCAGTTTAATAAGATCATACGGAGGGTACGAATGTGAGTTTGTTTTATGTGCTGTATTTAGGCGACTCAACTCTCTGTTGAAGCCAATAAAAAAAGGATCATTGAATAGATCCATAGCGTATTTTGTTACCATTTTATTCCCCTTTCAAGCGAATAAGTTAATTCCCCCCATTTGGGCAGGTAACAATATTATAACATAGAAAAGCAGGCCTGTCAAATAACAAGCCTGCCAGTCTATATCAAGATTACTTTACTTGATTAGTTGTCTTTCCTCCGCCAGATGACTTCTTTGCAGTAGCCTTCTTAGCAGTCTTCTTAACAACCTTTGCAGACTTAACTGCCTTATCAACTTCTTCAACTGAAGGCATCTTTCCAAATGCCAAATCTGAAGGGTTGGCTGCTCTCAATACTACGGGCACAAGTGCTCCAAGTAGTGAGTATGCAAGTGTCTGTGGATCTGTAACTCCAGATGCATACATTGCTGTTGCTGCACCAAGGACTGAACGTCCGTATGATGCAAGCGCTGCCTTGATCTGTGAGTTTGTTTCGTTATGATGTGTCATATTATTCCTCCTAGGATATGAACTTAGACGTAGTTGTCCAAGTTAATTGAACAGTCTACAATCTAATTATAGCACTAACTGAATAGCCAGTTAGAATTATATTTTTATTTATTTGGGTCCTCTACATAGAGTTTTGTCTTTGTTATGTGAGTATGCTCCCAGTTTGGAGTAGAACCATCATGAAGTTGACCACGCATGTAGTGCTTGCCAAAAACATCTTCTTTTTTTATTTTTTTATCTTCTCTAAAATTTATAAATTTTGCAAGAGGTCCTTTTATTTCTGGATAATCCTCTATTCCAAAATGCTGCATGGAGAACTCTTCAATCATTGTTTTATTTACTGGAACAAAGAAAAATACTGGATCTCCTTTTTTAAAAGTAACTAATCTTCCAGGATCTGTAAACTTCCAGTTCATTGTTGGAGATGATGGGCTCCAGTCTGTTTCTATAATAGCGCTAAGTGGCTGTGCTCCAGGAATTACCAGATTTGGTGCAGGCATAATCCAAATACCCCATCCAGGTGGTGTTCTTGGTATAGCATTTATGTGAAATGTTAAAATACCATTTCCAGTACCGTTGTCAGCAAATATATGATTAGTTTCTGTATACCTACCACAAATAATTTTCATTCCTGATGCCTCTGCAGTTCCATCCCAAACTGCCTGAACATCATATGGTGCCTTTACAGCCCAGCCATATTGTGATGCAAAAGTCATTGGCAAACATCTGTAGGCATATCCTTTAGCAGTATCATCCATCCATTGTCTATTTACGGGAGATTGAACTATGTCTAGTCTTTCTCCTTTTGGATTTATATGATACCAATTTATATACATGTTTATTTATACCTTGACTCTACATATTTTTTAATAAAAGATACTATTATTTTTGATTCTGATCTTGGTACAGCATTTATTAAAAGGTGATTAATATTATCTTTTTCAAGCATCTGAATAAATTCATGAAAAGTTTCGTGGGTAAAGTATTCTACGTCTTCTACAACCTTTGAGACATCTCCTTTTTTCCATACTGGCTTCATAGCATGCTGTGCTAAGGATTGAAGTTCTTCTTCTGTCTCTCTAATAACTGGTGTCATTGCCAGCATTATTTCAGTTTCTCCCCTATCAAACTCAATCTTTAAAGAAGGATCTTTTAGCCAGTCTGACCAAAATCCACGCTTGTAGATGCTGTATGGAAGAATAATCTTGTTCTTATATTTTTTTACTGCATCAAACACGTAGTTATTAGTTGTTGAAATGTAGACATCTAACTGCTCTTTTGGATCTTTATTTTTTGATATCTCGTCTAAACTTTCAATAAATTTAATTGTGTAGTTTGATCTTTCGACTGAAGATGATAGGTCATTTACATCACCAACAATTCCCCCTACATTACTTTCGTGGTCTTTTATATAACCTGCAATTATATTTATCTGAAGTCTATCTTTTTGAATTTCATCTATAGATTGGTTTATTGCATAAAGATATTGTGGAGATATTGTATAAGGTCGTATTGCAATAAGGTATTTAATCTTTTCATTTAATTTAATATCTTTAGCAACCCTAACAAACATATCTCCCTGTGTTGCATCATAGGTAAACATTACTCCATCGAAGTGGTGACTATCTAATGTAGATGTATCTTCAAGTGTATCATTTTCATTAAACGTTCCACCAAAATAATAAAACTTCATTATTTGTTTATCTCCGCATACTCTTTTGATTGCACATAATCTCTAATAAATGGAATTATCACATCATTTTCTGCTTGAGGAACAGCGTTAATTAGAAGATAGTTTATGTTGTCATTCTTTAATTCTTTGATAAATTCATGAAAACTTTTGTGAGTAAAGTATCCAACATCATTAACTACTTTAGGGATTTCTCCTTCTTGCCAAACAGGTCTTAATGCATAATTTTTTAAGGCCTCAAGTTCTTTCTCGGTTTCTCTAATAATTGGTGTCATTGCCAACATTATCTCTTTGCTTTTAACATCTAAAGTTTTACTATATTTTTTAAACCAAAGATTATTTTTATACAGACTATATGGAAGTATTATTTTGTTGTTATATTTATTAACCGTATCAAGAACTCTTGGATTAGTAGTTGTTACAAAAAAATCTAAAGGTGATTTTAAATCTTTTTCTGACTGCATATCGTTTAATGAATCAAGAAACTCAGTCATATATTTTCTTTTAGCAACCTTGTCTGACTGGTCGTTTACGTTTCCAACGATTCCATTAAAACTGTTTTCGTGGTCCTTTGTGTATCCTGTAATAAAATTTATTTGAATTCTATTCTTATCTATCTTATTTAAAGAATCATTGATCATATACAAGTACTGTGGAGATATTGTATATGGTCTTATAGCAATCAAATACTTAATGCTCTTAGTTGTTTTTATATCAAGTGCTGCTTTTACAAATATATCTCCTTGAGGAATGTCATGTGTAAACATTACACCAGAGAAATGATGTTGCTCTAAATTTGAAGGAGACTTAACTGATCCTTCTTCACCAATAACTCCACCAAAATAATAAAAATTCATGCTGTTGCCTGACTATAGTGAAAATCGCACAAGTCTACAATTCTGCTTTCTGAGTTTGCCCAAACTTGAGTGCTCTCATCTTGGCATAACTCTTCTTCACACATAAACATGTTAACATTTTTAATTGATTTAAGGACTATCACTACTCTATTCTATCATAGTCTTCTGGTAGTAGTTTCTTTAGTTCTTTGTATGCCCCTGAAATTTTCTTCATTGAGTGGTAGTGCGGATAGGCTGACCCTACTTCTCCATACTCATCAAAATATGCAATCTCTGGCTCAATATCAATAATAAATTTATTTAAACCTTCTTGAACATCATCTATATATTGGTATGCCCAATCACGAGAATCTGAAACAAATTTTAAAAATGCATCCGACTCTGTTTCTTTCTTAAGTAAATTTCTTGCAGATGCTTCAAAAAGTTTTTCAGCCAGAACTGTTTTATCTATGTGTGATTGAATTAGTTCTTTAGACATTGATACAGTTTTAATTTTAAATCTAACATTGTTTATAATTAAAGCAAAAAATAAAAATATAAAAAATACAAATGAAATTAACTCTATCATAGTTCTTTACCACCTTCTCTTACTAATAGAACAATGGCCCCATTGTCTTCAAGGGCCTTCTTTGTTCTAATCATGTACTCAACAGCCTGCTTTCTTTCTTCTCCAGAAAGGCTCATAAATTCTTTTTCACTTGCCTTTACTGTTAAAAAATTATCATGATCAACTATTTGAAGTTGAAACCCGTCAGGACCCTTTAAAGATCTAAATGCTTTTCTCATTGAATCTGTATACATATTATTGATCCACCGTTAACCTTTGCCATGTATTTGCCCAGTCTGACTTAGACTTATGCTTAGAAAACTCTTTAGAAAGTTGGCCACCTTCAAGGTAAACTCCTCCCCAAACTCCCCACTCTTTTTGTGAAACTCCAACAGCAAAGCACATTTTTGATACTGGACACATAGAGCATAGTTTATCTATTGCTGGCCTTAACAGTTCATCATCTTCATACTTTTCAAAGAATAAATTTGTGTCGTAGTCTAAACATAAAGCATCGTCTTTCCATTCATGTTTAGGCATATTAACCTACAAACTTGTCTGGTATGTCCCATCCATTCTTAGAAGGTACAAAACGACGCTGTAGGTGCCACTTGCCATCTACGAATGCACCCTGTGGTGCTGTTCTACCCTTCTCAGAAGGATAAGTGTTTACCACTGTCCATCCATCCCATACCAAAGATTTGTTTGCATTAACAATCTTTTCCATCTGCTCTAATGATTTAATTTGCATCTTTATTCCTTTGTTAGTATCTGAAAATGCCGTATTCGACATTGTTGTTTTTTGCTTCATCAACAAGTTTTGAAACTTGTTCTCTTTCTTTACTTAAAAAAGCAAAGTAGTTTATGTCTGAAATATTTTCTGCAACCCATGAAGGGGC